ATGGGTGGAACCGCCGGCAGCGTCCGACTCGGGGAAGTAACTCGGCGAATAGCTTATCACCCCCTGCCTTCGCAACAGAAGTTTCACGACTCGCAGGCCCGATTCAAGGGCTTCTCCGGACCCATTGGCAGCGGGAAGAGCCAGGCGCTTTGCCAGGAAGCCGTCCGCCTCAGCTATCTGAACCAGGGGCGCATGGGACTGCTGGGCGCGCCGACCTATCCCATGTTGCGAGATGCGACGCAGGCGGCGCTGTTCGAGATTCTGGATGGGAGCAAGATTCCGTTCGATCACAACAAGGCGGAAAACACACTGATCATGCGCGATACGCGATCCAAGATCCTGTTCCGGCCAATGGACGAATTCGAGCGGTTGCGCGGCACCAATCTGGCATGGTTCGGCCTCGACGAGCTGACCTATACCCAGGAAGAAGCGTGGTTGCGCCTGGAGGGGCGCTTGCGGGATTCCAAGGCAAAGCGCCTGTGCGGTTTTGCGGCTTGGACGCCCAAAGGTTACGACTGGGTGTACCGGAAGTTTCTGGCGAAGCCGGTCAAGGGGTACGACGCGATCATCGCCCCGCCGCTCGAGAACCGGTACCTGCTCCACCAAATTCCGGATTACTACGAGCGGCTCAAAGACAGCTACGACGATCGCTTCTATCAACAGGAAGTAATGGGCCTGTACCTGAACCTGGATGCCGCGCTGGTATATGCCTCCTTCGGGCGCAACGAAAATCTTGCGGATTTGAGTCTCGAACCTGGTTTGCCGCTGCTTTGGGCGCTGGATTTCAACGTGGATCCGATGAGTTCGCTGATCGCGCAATCGGTCCGCGGCAAGGTGCGGGTGCTGGATGAAATCGTGCTCCGGCACGCCACCACGGCCGAGGCCTGCGAGAGATTTTTGGAACGATTTCCCAAAAGCCCGGCCGGGATCGTGATCTACGGAGACGCTTCGGGGAACCAGCGACAGACCACCGGAGCTTCGGACTACGACATGATCCGCGACTACTTCCGGGTCCACTCCACCATCTTGGTGACGTACAAGGTGCCGAGTAGTAATCCGAGCGTGCGGGAACGAGTCAATCTGACCAACTCCAGGCTGCGATCGGCCGCCGGCGACATCGGGCTGCTGGTGGATAACAAGTGCAAGGAACTGATCATGGATTTCGAGCAGGTGTCTTTTAAGGCCGACACCTACCAGATCGACAAGGACCGGGACCGGCTGAGAACGCACCTGTCCGACGCGCTGGGGTATCTGCTCTGGCAGGAATGCATGCCGGCCAAGACTGTCGGGGAGCAAGGAGAGCGAATTTTTCCATGAAGAACATCGACCGGGAACATCCCGAGTACATCGCGCGCAAGGCGATGTGGAAGCAGTACAAAGACCTCTACGCGGGCGGCGAGCAATTGCGCGCGGCCGCCTCGGAATACCTGGTGCGCCGGCACAAGGAGCCGGGCGAAATCTACCAGGAACGGCTCAGCCGCGTGTTCTACGAGAACTACATCGGGTCGATTGTCGACTGGTATGCGGCGACGCTGATGCGGCGTGAGCCGGTGCTGTTGATGGAAGGAAGCGACCCCGCGGCCAAGAGCTTCTACACGGCGCTGGCGGACGATTGCGATTTGAAGGGAACCACCCTCAGCGAGTTTTTCCGCCAACGGTTCATCCAGACCATGGTATGCGGCGGCAGCTTCATCGTGGTGGACTTTCCGCGGATTGGCGCGGGCGGCGCCCCCGCTCCGCTGACGCGGGCGGAAGAGGACGCTTCGGGACGATCGCGAGCCTATCTGGTGGACTACGGGGCGGATGAGGTCATCAACTGGAACTACGACCCATCGGGCGGGCTGGAGTGGGCGGTGATCCGCACGTCCTGCCTGCAACAATCCAACATCGCGGATGCGAAATGGGAGCGGGAAATGCGCTGGATTTACTACGACCGCGAGAACTTCCGGATGTACCGCAAGGCGGGCGAGTCGAGCCCCATCGAGCTGATGGCGGAGGGGCGGCACGGGCTGGCGTCGCTGCGGCGGGTGCCCATGTTCCAGATGAAGGTTTCGGAGGGGCTGTGGCTGCTGAACAAGGCCGCGCTTCTGCAACTGGAGCACTTCAACAAGTCCAACGCGCTTTCGTGGGCGCTGACCATGGGCCTGTTCGCCAGTCCGGTGGTCTATTCGGACCGGGAGTTCAAACAAATTGTCGGCGAGTCCTATTACATCCAGCTCGGGCAGGCTGACCGGTTCGGATGGACGGAGCCGGAGGGAAAGGTCTATCAGATCGCGGCCGACAACCTGGTCCAGTTGAAGGACGAAATCTACCGCGTCTGCTACCTGATGATCCAGGCGGGGGATACGAGCGCCGGAGGCCGGCAGTCGGCGGTCAGCAAGCAGTTGGACTTCAACACCACGCAGGAGGTGCTGCGCGGGTACGGCGCTGCCGTGAAAGAGACCATGAAGCAGGTCTTGTGGGCCATCGCGGCCGCGCGGCAGGACGGAATCTCGATCGGCGTCTCGGGGCTGGACGAATTCGACATCGACGATCTCAGCACGGAGCTGGACGACGCCAAGAAACTGCTCGATCTGGGGATCGGCTCGGAGACGTTGACCAAGCAGCTCTTCAAGAAGCTGGCCTTCAAGTACCTGAGCGATGCGCGGCAGGAAGTCAAGAACCAGGTGGCGGAAGAGATCGATCGGATGAAGTACGGAGAGGGAATCTCATAGGAGGCATTATATGGAAGGCATCGATGTGCAAGCGATCGTGCGGCAGGCAATCGAAGAGTTCGCGACCAACGAGCAGTCGAAGACTGAGCCGGCTTACAAGGCGGAACTGCAGGAGGAGCGCAAGCGCAGGGAGCAACTGGAGCGCCGGCTGAACGAGTTGGTGGCGGAGAACAAGCGCAGCCGCCAGATGGCCGCGGAAGCGGAGCGCAGCTCGGCCGTGAGAGCCGAGCTGCAGCGGCTGGGCGTGGCCAAGATCGACCTTGCGTTCAAGGCGGTGCAGGACGGGATCGTGCGCACCGAGGACGGGCGGCTGGTAGTGCGGAGCGACGCCGGCGAAACACCATTGAAGGAACACCTGGCGGCGTTCGTGAATGAGAATCCGGAGTTTCTGCCGGCTCGCATTGCGGGAGGAACGGGGATGACCGCGACCTTCAAAGCGCCATCAACGGGCAGAGAAACGGTGAGCATCGAACAAATCCGTCCGGGCATGAGCGCGGAAGAGATGCAGCGGGTACGAGAGGAAATCGTGCGCGTGGCGTCGCAGACCCTTCGGGGCCTGTAGTAACAACCGGCCCAAACACACGCGGCCGGCAAAAACAATCAAGTCAAGGAGAACGAATGGCAGCTATTACCTCAACTAACGTCGCAAGTGCGATTGTCAAGCTGGTGGCGGCGGACGCATTGCCGGTGCTGGTCGGGAACCTCGTAATGGGGAACCTGGTGAATCGCGACTACGAGCCGGTGCTGGCAAATGCCGGCGACACAGTAAACGTACCGATACCCCCGACGATGGTGGCGAACAACATCCTCGAGGGCTACGCGGTGCAGACGCAAAACCCCAGTCTGGGAAACGCGCAGATCGTGCTCAATACGCACGTGGAAGCGACTTTCCAGATTCCAGACGTGACCAAGGTGCTGGCGGTTCCCGACCTGCTGAAGATCTACATGCAGCCGTCGGTGGCCGCCATCGCCCAGAGAATCGAGACCGATCTTCTGAGCCTGTACGCCGGTTTCACGACCACGGTGGGAACGGCGGCGACGCCGATCACGGAAGCTGTGATCGACGCGGCGGAGACAGCGCTGTTCCTGGCGAAGGTTCCGCCGCAAGAGCAGAAGTTCATTGTGGTGGACGCGGCGACCTATTCGACTTGGCGGCAGATTCCGCGCTTCAGCGAATTCCAGAATTCGGGCGAAGCGGGCCTGCGCGCACTCATCGAAGGCACCGTCGGGAAGATCAAAGACTTCTTCGTCTTCCGCTCGCAGTTCGTACAGAAGACGGGCACCGGCACCGTGACGACCCACAACATGGCGTTCACCAAGGACGCACTTGGCCTGGTGATCCGGCGGCTGCCGCAGCCGCTGCCCGGAACCGGCGCCATCGCGGAATACGCGGAGTTGGGCAACTTCGGTATGCGCGTGGTGATGAGCTACCAGCCGAATACGCTGGCGCAGCAATTCACGGTGGACGTGCTGTACGGCTGTGGCGTGCTTTGCGGCACCTCGGGCGTGCAAGTCAACACTTAGGACAGACGGACGCGGCAGGCACGAGTGCCTGCGCCACGGTTTCATTCAGGAGAAATCGATGGATCTGAAGCTTTATTACCAGAAGATTCGCGACATGGAATCGAAGATCACGGAGGCGTTCCCGGTGGTGGTGAGTAACGAGACCGCGGACGGCGGAAAGCCGGGGGGCCTGACGGAAGTGACGCCCGGAATCGCCGCCAGGATGCTGGTGGAAGGCGCGGCGCGCCTGGCTACCGCCGAGGAAGCGATGGCGTTCCAGGCGGCGCAGGCGGAAGCCAAGCGGGCGGCCGACGAGGCGGCGGCGGCGGCCAAAGTGCAGTTCACGGTGCTGTCGACCACGGAACTGAACAAGCTGAAGGGCGCTTCGAAGTCCTCGAAAGACTAGGCGAACAACCATGGCTCTGTTCATAGACGGTCCCGTTTCGAGCGTGGAAGACCTGGCGGCGCAGGATTCGCAGCTTCTCGACACGGCCAGCGTCGAGGGAATCGACGTGAGCCAGAAACTGGCTCTGGCCCAGGACGAACTCACCCTGGAGATCAGCGCGCTGTTGACCAGGTTGAGCTATGTGGACCAGTTGTTCTGGCTGGCGCCTCAACCCAACATCGGCAGCGTGGTGGTGACGCCGGCGCTGAAGCTATGGCACACCTTTCGCAGTCTGGAAATGGTGTACAGCGATGCGTACAACAGCCAGTTGAACGACCGCTACGCGGGCAAGCGCGACCAATTCCACGCGAGGGCGCAGTGGGCGTACGAAACGCTGGTTCTGGCCGGTATCGGCGTGGCGTCGGTCCCGGTGCCGCAAGCGGCGACTCCAACAGTGACGGCAGCAGCGGCCCCGGCGCCGGGCACCCCGCTGCCGGACGGAACTTACTACGTGACCGTGGCCTGGGTCAATGGCGCGGGCGAAGACGGGGCGTGCGCCGTTCCAGCAACCATCGCCACCACGGGGAGCTCGCTGCTGGTCCAGCCGGCAGGCGCTCCGCCCAAAACCGCGGCGGGGTGGAACGTCTATGTGGGCACGGGTCCCGATTCGATGGCGCTGCAAAACGGATCGCCCATCGCCATCGGGCGGACTTGGCTTCAGCCGGCGGTTGTGGCGGCGGGGCGGCCGCCGGGACCGGGGCAACGCCCCACTTATCTGAAGCCGGTTCCACGGGTGATCCAGAGGGGCTAATGACGGCGACGATCGGAAGCGCAACAACGGCCCAGGTGATGCAACTCATCACCGGCGCCAGCGGCTTGAATTCGAGCCTGGCCGCCCTCACGCAAGCGGACCAGGCGCTGGCCGGTCCGCTGGACATGGCGCAGGTACGCGCGCAGAACGTGGCGGCGGACCTGGCCGAACGCGCCAGCACGGTGAAGTACCCGGTTGTGAACGTGTACTGCGAGAAAGTGACGAACCGATTGACGGAGAAATTTCGCACGTTCTCCGGCACCGCTCAGATGACCATCGAGGTTCGGCATTCCCAGGACCGGCTGGAGGGGATCCAGGACGGTCTGCAGCTCTACACGGACGCCGCGACCCAGGTGCTGGCCGCGAACCGCGGCGATTGGGGCAATGGGATGTTTTACGCGGGCGGGTACGAAGCGTCCTTCGGACCCGTCAAGCAAGGCGGGAAGAATTTCATTCAGGTGGCCAAGGTCACCTTCGAGATTGGAGTGAGTGTGAGCTAGTATGGCATATATTTCCTCTAACGCGAACCGGTTCTACACGGCGCTGGAAAGCAACTACGGCCAGGTGGGCGCGATTACATCCGGCCACCGGATTCCGGCGCTAAAGCTGACGGTCCAACAGAAGCTCGAGGCGGCGCAGCGGAAGGACAAGACGGGCAGCCGCACGTTTCCCGGCCAGGCGCCAGGCGGCAGGCGGCAGACGAATTTCGAGCTGCAGACATACATGACGAGCTGGCAGAAAACGGGGGGAAACCCGGGATATGGCCCGCTGTTTCAGGCCGCACTAGGGGGCGCGCCCCTGCCGTTCGCCGGCGGGACCGCGGCATCCAGCACGGCTGGCGGAAGGCTGGGGTTCGGAGCGCCGCACGGGCTCGGCGCGGGGCAGGCGGTCTCATGCGCCGGGGAGATCCGGTTCGTGGCCGCCATCGTGGACCCCAGCACGGTGCAACTGAACGCGCCGTTTACCATCCTGCCCGGGACCGGCACGGCGCTGGGCGCCGCAGTCACCTATGTGCCCGCCACGGAGCTGCCGAGCGCCAGCGTATTCGACTACTGGGACCCGGCCACGGCGGTGCACCGGCTGCTGTGCGGGGCGGCCGTCGACCAGATGGAAATTCAGGTGAACGGCGATTACCACGAGTTCCACTTCAGCGGCCTGGCGCAGGACGTGCTCGATAGCAGCAGCTTTTCCTCCGCCAACGTGGGACAGCTTCAAAGCTTTCCGGCGGAGCCGGCGCTGGCCGCGTTCGACTATTCGATTGTGCCGGGGAACATGGGCCAGGCGTGGCTGGGAACAACGCCCGCGCAGTTCCTCACCATCACCAGCGCATCCATCGTCCTCAAAAACCAACTGGACACGCGGTCCAAGGAGTTCGGATCGAACCTGCCGCGCAGCATTTCTCCGGGCCAGCGGTCAGTGACGGCGGCATTCGAGCTCTTCAGCCAGGACGACGACGCTACCAAGGGCCTCTATCAGGCCGCCCGGCAGCAATCGCCGATCAGCGTCATGTTTCAGTTGGGCGCGGCCGAGGGACAGGTCATGGGCGTGTACCTGCAGAGCGTGATTCCCGAGGTGCCGGAGTTCGATGACGGCCAGAACCGGTTGCAGTGGAAGTTCCGGCAATCGCGCGCGCAGGGCACGGTAGACGACGAGATCGCGGTGGCATTCGCATAATCATGACCTACCAAAGCGTAAGGACGGTGGAGTCGCAAATCGCGCGCGGGGTGACTTTCACGCTGGCGAAGATCTCATTCGGGCGCCGCGTGGAGCTGATGCGCCGGGTGCGGGAACTGGCCCGGCGAATGGAGTTCCTGGAGGCCGGCCAGGCGCCGGGCGACAAGATGGACGCGGCCCTGCTGCAGACGGAGATCGACCGGCTGTTCCTGACATGGGGACTGCGGGCGGTATCGGGGCTGGAGCTGGACGGGTCGGATGCCACACCCGAACTGCTGGCGGAGGCGGGGCCGGAGAACCTCTTCCGGGAAGCGCTGGCGGCGGTGCGGGCAGAGACGGGACTGACCGAGGCGGAACGAAAAAACTGATCGTCGCCTTCCACTTTCAATTCTCCAACCAGGCCGGTTGGAAGTGCGACGTCTGCCGGAAGTCCGGCCTGGAGAAGAAGCGCCGGTGCGGGTGGCTGGGGATGGGCGAGGACGCCGGTGCACCGCTGGTCTGGGCCAGACGGGATGTGTCGCTCAGAACCTGTCCGAAACCGTATATCACGGCTGAGAGCCAGACGCTGGTGGAGGAATTCTTCGTGCGGCGCCGGCTGCGGGGGATGGATTTTGCGGAACTGAGCGCGCGGCAAGTGGAAGCATTCGTGATTCTCGAAAAAACGCTTGCCGGAAAGATGAGCGATGGCCAGCACAACACAAGATAAGCTCTACGAAACTTTTGTCGCGGTATCGGGGCAGCAGGATTCCAACCTGGGTGGGGCGCTCGACAGCGGCGAGGAGATTGCGGCCTCCCTGAGCGACACGGTGAAGCAGCTCGGCGAACTCCAGGGGAGCACCGAAGCGCAGCCCGCGAGCGGCAACAGCAATTCCTCCGCGAGCACAACCAGCGGCGGCGGCATCACGGCAGAGGCAATCGCAAGCACAGTTCTCGAGAGCGGGCTGGGCATGCTCCCCTTGGCTATCGGGCTGCTGGGGCTGTTCCAAAGCGGGGGGACGCCGGCGCCGACGCTGGAGAAATATGCGATGCCGGAGCGGCAATATTTCGAGGGCGCGGACACCGGCGGGGACATAAGCGACGCCGATTACGACCAGATGGGGATGCCGAGGACGTATAGCGCGGCGCCGGATGGAACCAGCGCGCAGACGAGCGGGACGGCAGCTCCGGGCGGCAGCAGCAGCGGCGCGAGCAGCGGCGCTGGGGCGGCTCAGATCACTGTGAACGTGCAAGCTATGGACTCGCAATCTTTTCTGGACCATAGCAACGAAATCGCCCAAGCGGTTCGCGCCGCGATGTTGAATTCCAATTCGATCAACGACGTGGTGAACAACCTCTGACATGTCCACCTTTCCCAAGTTGAAGACGAACGCGGTGGCGCAGTATCCGGCGACCAGGGCCTTCCGGTACCAAAACCAGGCGCTGCGGTTCGTGGAGGGAGTGGAACAACGCTACCGGGACTCCGCCGGGCCGCTGCACCGCTGGGAAATCCGCCTAGACGCGCTGGACGAAAGCGAAATGGCGGCGCTCGAGCAATTCTTCTTCGACAACCAGGGATGCTTCGGAAACTTCGCATTCATCGATCCATGGGACGGAACTCAATACGCCAATTGCAGCCTGGCGAGCGACGAACTGGACCTGATCGCGATGGCGGAAATGCAGGGTAGGACCTCGCTGACCGTGATCGAGAACCGGGGATAGCACATGCTGGTATACCCACAACTCGCCACCGGAGCATTGAGCCAGTATCCGGTCCAAAAGCGGCGCCGTTTGCGGACGGTTGTAAATACGTCTCTGGACGGGAGGGCGATCAAGCTGGCCGATCCGGGAGCGGAAACCACGGAATGGCAGTTGGCGTACGCGGGTTTGACCGATGACGAAGTTGCCGCCTTGCAGGAGTTCTTCGCGGCCACCGAGGGAACGCTCAATAGTTTCACGTTCCTGGATCCAACCGGCAACCTTTTCGCCTGGAGCGACAAGCTGGATAATGCGGCTTGGGCAAAGGATCCATTCTTCTCGATTGCGGGCGGAATCGCGGACCCGGCGGGCGAGACGAATGCATGGCACCTCACCGATTCCGGCGCTGGCGCTCAGAACATTTGCCAGACGTTGTCCGCACCGGCAGGGTACGTGTATTGCCTCAGCGTATTCGCGCGGTCGCCGCAAGCCACCACGGCGACCCTGATGCACGGAAGCAACCGGGCTGATCGAATCCTGGGAACAAACTGGAGCCGGATCACTTTGACAGCCAGCGGCGACGCGGCGGCGGAATCGATCGCCTTTGGCCTGGAGCTGCCGGCCGGAGGGTCCGCGGACGTATTCGGCATGCAAGTGGAGCCGCAAGGCGGCGCGTCGCTCTACAAACCGACCACCACGGGCGGCGTTTATGAGGGCGCGCGATTCCGCGACGACGTCCTCTCCATAACCACAACCGGCGTAAACCGCCACTCCGCTACGGTCAACATCATTTATGCAAACCATCTCTGATCTGAAGGAACAGGCGGTCACGGATACGCCGCTTCTGGTCTTCGACTGCGTGCTCGCCAACGGCCAGACGGAACAGTGGAGCACGCACCAGGTGACGGTGGACGGCGCGACGTACGAGGCGCGAGTTCTTCAGCACAGCGCCTTCGACATTCAGACCGCGTCCGACCAGGGCATAGACGGAAGCCCGCGAATCTCGGTCGTGCTGGCCAACGCCGACTCGCACTTTTCGGAAATCGAGCGCGCGACTGGATGGAAGGGCGCGCGGCTGACCGTCGGATTCCTCTTTTACGATTTGCGAAACGACGTTCCGCTGACGGATACCGCGGTGGTGTTTCAGGGAATCTGCAACCCGCCGGACCAGATCAAGCAATCGACGTTCCGCCTGACGGCCATCAACCGAATGAACCTGCAACGGCTGATGCTTCCGCAGATTCGCATCCAACGGAGATGCCCGTGGCAGTTTCCGGCGACCGCGGGTCAGCGGACCGAAGCCATTGACGGCGGCGCGAACGGCAAGTATTCGCTGTATTACCGTTGCGGCTATTCCGCCGGGCTCGCTGGGGGAACGGGCAATTTGAATGGCGGCGTGCCGTTTACATCGTGCGGGTACACGCGGCAGGACTGCCAGGCGCGAGGAATGTTCACACGGTTCGGCGGGCTCGAGTACCTACCTCCGGCGATCGCCGTGCGCGGTTACGGAAAAGACTGGTCGACCTCAGCCGTCTCGGACAACCAGGCGGAATACAACGACTACGTTCCGATGGTGTACGGCACGGCCTGGTGGGAGCCGCTGGTGGTTTTTGCGCGCAACGACGGCAACCTCACCCGGATGGAGGCGCTCCTAGGAGTCGGCGAGATGGAGGGCGTGCTGACGGTGTTGGTGAGCGGGGTCGAGATTCCATTGGGAGTTTCCGGCGCCAACATGACCGGTACGGGCTGGTACAACGTTCAGACGCTGGGGACGCGCGACGGCGCGTTCGATTACAACTTCCTGGACGGAAGCGGGAATCCGGCGGGAGACCCCTATGGCAGCATGGCATACCTCTCCGTGGTGGTCCCCAACCAACTGAACAACGGGACTTCGCTGCCCACGGTGAAGGTGCTGGCGCAGGGTCTGAAGGTGCCGGCCTATGCGGCGGACGGGACGTATCTGAACGACCAGTTCTCGAGCAACCCCGCATGGATCGTGTTGGACGTTCTGCGGCGGAGCGGATGGGCCGCATCGGAAATCGACATCACCAGCTTCGCGGCTGCGGCGGCATATTGCGATGAACCGATCAACTCGACGGACCTGAACGGCAACCCGATTACGCTTCCCCGGTTTCAGTGCAACCTGGTCTTACAAAACCGGCGCAGCGGCGGAGACGTTGTCCGCGGCGTCCGCAATGCCGCGCGGCTGTACCTCACCTATGGACCGGGAGGGGCGCTGCAATTGCAGGTGGAGAACACGGCGGCGCTGCAGCAGCCTGCCAAGCCGGACTGCTCGAACAGCACACAACCACTGAACGGCGGCTGGCCGAGTTACGAATTCGGAGACGGCAGCAGCGGTTTTTCGGGGATCCTGAGACAGCAGAATGGCGAGCCAAGCGTGACCGTGACCGCGCGCAGCATCGCGGATACGCCGAACCGCCTTTCGGTGGAGTTTCAGGACGCGCTCAACGGTTACCAGCAGGACAGCTATGAGCTGGTGGACCCGGACGACGTCGCCCTAGCTGGACAAGAAGTTTCCATGACGCTCTCGGCGATGGGACTCCCGAATTACGACCAGGCGGCCCGAATTCTGAAATTCAATCTCGACAAGTCGGTTCGCGGGAACACTTACATCGCATTCGAGACCAGTGTAAAAGCCTTTGGGATCCGGCCCGGAGACTTGATTACTCTTACATACCTGAAAGAGGGCTTGAATCGCCAGCCGCTGCGGGTTCTGAAGATTTCGCCGGCCACCAACTACCGGACTTCCACCATCAATGCGCAGATCCACGACGACGCGTGGTACTCGGACACCAACGGCCAGGTGACTTCGCCCGGAGGGGTGACGCAGGGGAACGCCGGCGTGGGCGTGCCGAGGCCCCTCATAGGCGCCGTGCTGGACGAAAACGGAGACGTTCAGTTCGGCGTTGTGGAATCAACGACCACGAGCAGCGATGGCACGGTGGAAACGAGCGTATCGGTCAGTTTCGTTCCACCCGCAGGCGCAGGAGTCGGCTCGCCGGCCGCCGGTCCCGGGATACCGTTGTTGGGCTTGGTACCCACGATTGGAACGGGCGGAACGCTGCAGAGCGGGCAGACGCTGTATTATGCGGTCTCCGGCCAGGACAGCGCCGGGAACGAGAGTGCGCTGTCATTCATCGTCCGGGCGTCGATCTCGAGCGCGGGGAGCAGCGTGACGCTATCGGGGTTGAGTTTCGCGCCGGGAACGAGCGCGTTTGACGTTTATCGGGGAAGCACGCCAGCGGAACTTTTTCGAATCGCTTCGGCGCAGGCGCTCGCCGCCCAGTTCACGGATACGGGCCTGGCAGATCAACTGGTGGCCCCGCCCGATTCGAATTTCGATCACGCCAACTTCTACTGGCGGATGGAGCTGCAACCGGAAAGCGGCGTGACGCTGCAGTCGGCGACGACGGTGGGAAACGGGTCGTTGCAGATGACCGTGAACCGTTACCAAAGCATGATTGCGCGGATCACGCGAGGCACGGGCGCCGGACAAGAGCGCGCCATCGCGGCCAACGATGCAACCAGCCTGACAATCGCGCCCCTGTGGACCGTGGAGCCGGATGCCACCAGTTTCTTCGTAGTGGCGGAGACCGGCTGGCAGTTCGGCGCTCTCACCACCAGCAGCCCGGTGCAGTTTGCGGTTCCAAACCGATCGGGAGAGGTGGTTCATCTCACCGGGCGTGCGGCCAACGTGAACAATGTGGAATGCGCACCGGGGATATCCACGGTCACGCGGTGGCAGATCGGCGGCGGCGGCACGGGCGACAGCGATGTTCCCCCGATGCCATTTTTCGGGCTGGGGCCCGGCCAGGGCGGCGGAACGGTGGAACTGAGCGGGGTTTCCTTCACCGACCTGACCAACACGCGGACCATTTCGGCGGCTACGCTGACCCTGTACTACTGGGATGAATTGCAGGGCACGCCGGCGATTACGCTGGCCAGCGCCGTGGGGACCGGCGATGTTCTACTGAGCCTGAGCTCGGCCGGATCGGCACAGGCCGGAAGCTTCATCCAGATTGAATTGGAGGTGATCCGCGTCGAGGCGGTCGCGAACAACGGCACACAGTACAGCGTGACGCGAGCCATGGATGGCAGCCAGGCGGCGGCACACGCCGCACAAACGCCGGTCTATCATCTTCTGAGCAAGACGTTGATCGCACCGTTCCCGCCGGAGTTTTTCGGCAGCCCCTACAGCGGGAGCTGGAGCTACCCCATTGCGCTTCCCGATGTGCGCGTGGCGAGCGCCGAGTTGTTCGTCACCAACCAGAATGGGAACAGCCCGGCCAAGGACATCTGCCTGACCCACACCACCGACAGCGGGCTGCGCACGCTCTCGGGCGGGCAGTACTCCATCCAGGTGGATGGGTACCTGGCAGTGGATCAATCCGTGGCGCCGGCGCTCGTGATCGAGGCGTCGCACTCGGTGCGGGATGTGTCCGCGGTGTTGGGTAAGGCCGCCGACGCCCCGGTCGGGCTCCAGTTGAACGTCAACGGGGCGTCGTATTGCCAACTGACCATTGCCGCGTGGGCGACGGCTTCGAACACCGTGGACGGCAAGACACTGGCCCCGCTGCCAGCGGGCGCGCAGGTGACGCTGTCCGTGCTCTCGGTGGGATCGACCGTTCCCGGCTCGGACCTCACCGTCACCATCCGACTCTGATGCCGGACCAACTCTCCAAACTGCGCCCGGACCGGGATTTGCAGTGCTACTTCCAGGAGCCGTCGGCGGTGGCGGCGCTCAGCGGCGCCGGCCCAAGCGGATTCACCGTCTCGGGGTGCTGGAGGCAGCAATTCGACTGGGTGGTGGCGGAATGGAACCGCGATAACGTGTTCGAGCATCCCGCGCTCCGCAACCTCCCGGACGGAGATTTGAGCGGACTGCGTCTCAGCTACGAAGAAACGCGCACCAACTGCATCCCGCTGGATTCCACGACGTACGACTCAATATCCTGGTCCTACTTGAGAATCTGGGAGGAATCGGGCAACACCGAAAACTTCCACCGCGTTCCGCTCCTCCAGTATGCCGTGGCGGTGGACGGCAGTTACGCGCAACCGGCCGCGGTGTTCGAGTTTCAAGGCACGCCCGCAGCCGGGGATATCGTGGGACTGGCGTGGCTGGACCAGCACCCCAACTACTGGGTTGTGGCCGGGAACAGCGCGGCGGACGTGGCCAGCGGGCTGGCGGCCAACATCAACGCCCAGACCAGTACCAGCAACGTTTCGGCCAGCGCCAATGGCAGCCAGATCACGCTGACCTATAATGGCGCGCCTGGGGCCAACGGGAACCGGGTGGGCGTATATGGGTGGGTGTACAGCCCCAACAACGGCACGGGGGCGTGGTCGCCATCCTGGGCCATGTTTCAAGGGGGAACATCGCCCGACCGCTGGCGGGTGAATCTCGATTTCAGCAATCTGAAGGATGAATTCGGCAACACCGTCACCGCCACCAACGTCCGGAAGCTGCGCTGGACGTGGGCCGCGGACCTACAGTTCGGTAACTTCGCGCGCAGCGAGTTCGCGGTGGTGGTAACCAACTGGCAAGTTACAGGGACGCACCTGGCGTACAGTATTGCGGGACCGGGCAGCCGGAGGATTGAAGACATAGCGCCGGAGATTTCCTTCACCGGCGCATGGGTAGAGGAGCGCGGAAACTACTCCGGGGGATCGATCCACCACACGACTACCCAGGGCGACCACCTGCAATGCACGTATTCCGCCGCCGCGCACACGCTGTACCTGGGGACGCGATACTCGGACAACGGCGGACAAGTGACGGTGCAGGTGGATGGCAATCCAGCACTGATTGTGAATTTGAAGCGATCGCTGGAGGACGTACTGCTGAGGGTTCCGCTGTGGCAATTCTCAGGGCAGGCACAGCATACCATCACGCTCGCTCACACCGGCGGCGCGGGGACGGACGTCTACTTCGACTTCCTGGAGATCGCCATTCCTACTGCGGACCTGCCGGTGTTTGGCGCCTGCCCGACCACCGCACTGGCAACCGACTGGGACACACTGCACTCGCAGGCCATCGCGCCGGAAAGGACGGCCTGGCTCATCGACACGCTGGGCTTCAAAGGCCGGGCCAATCATTATGCCGGCGCCATGTGGTTCTATGAATTGTCCTGCCCCGGCAACCAGTACGCCTCGGCCAGCATCGTGTTTACGGGCGCTCCGCGCTTCGGCGATACCACGACAGTCACGCTGGCGGGGACTCCGCTCCAACATGTCAACCTGATCGGCGATACGGCCCAGACCATTGCCAAAGCCTTCGAGTTGCTGATCACGGCGGGCTCGTCGGCGGTTTGGGCGCACGCCGACGGAACGACGCTCACGATCACCGCGCGCACGATGGGGCTTGGCGGCAACGGTTTGACCATCACCACCAACACCGGCAACACAAACTTCACCGCGCAGGCCAGCCCCGCGGCGCTGGCGGGGGGCGCCGTCGGGACGTGGCACACCGATCTGGTTGCCACTCCGCGGCTGAATCGCGCCGCGCGCGACTGGAGCCTCAGCTTCTTCCAGGCGTTGAAATCGTACGGAATCACCGTCACAACGTCGTTCAGCATGGAGCTGGGCAACGGGGACGACAGCCTGGCCGCGGGCATCGCCCAGAGATATCCGGATGGCACCGCCGCCTGGCTGAACACTCCGGCGTTGCAGACCAACTTCTCGCCGGCCAGCACAGCGTTCTGGAAGCAGGTCTACCTGGACATGGCGGGGGTGATGGCGGACGCCGGAGTGACTCCGTATCTGCAATTCGGCGAGGTCCAGTGGTGGTACTTCGCCGCGCCCTCCGGCATGCCTTTTTACGACGATTACACGAAGACCACGTTTCAAACCGCGCACGGGCGGCCCCTGGGCACCATCACGAGCCAGAACGCGAACCCCGCCACGTTCCCCGACGAGTGCGCGTTCCTGCCAACCCTGATCGGCCAGTTCACGAATGCGATTATGGATTTCGTCCGGCAATCGCATTCCGACTCGCGCTTCGAGGTGCTCTATCCGCCGGACACGAATGATACGCCGCTGAACAAGCTCATCAATCTTCCAACCGCGGATTGGACTCCTGCCAAGCTGGCCTGTTTCAAGACCGAGAACTTCACTTATACGGGGAACCGGGATCTGAACAAGGCGCGGCAATCCATCGAGCTGCCGATGCAGCTTGGGTTTCCGCCCTCGCAGAGCAGCCACCTGGTGGGCATTGGCGAGTACACCACACCGTGGCCGAAGGAACAGCGGCTGGCTCTGGGCGAAGGGATCGAATCGGTGGTGCTATTTGCTTTGGATCAGTTCTGCCTGATCGGATACGGGCTGCCGCTCGATGATGGCGCGCGGCGGGCCTTGTTCATGGGGGGGTAA